CAGATCAAGGACAGCGTCCGGGCTGGCATTGAGTGTTGCATCGGTCCACGCAACCGTGTCTGCCGTTCCATCGCTGTCTGCCCCACGGCGGTAGGCGTTGTTGCGAGTGCTGACGCCAGTCTCACGCATGAGATGCACAGCCTTCGCAGCCGTAGGATCGAACGTGCCGTCTGCCGTGGAACCGACGATGGAGTTGTTGGCTGCAATGCCTTCAAAGAATCCGAAGATGCAGTTTTCGCCACTGCTGTAGGTTACCACATTAGCCGCTGAGAAAGTCAACTCATAGACAGTTCCGTCAACCGGGGTGAACGCATAGTAAGCACCTGCGTTTGTGTTGGCAGCCATGGTGCCGTCATCCAGGTAGTTGGTGTGAGCACGCCATGTGCCACTGCCGGTATCTGGTGACTGACCATCCAGTGTGACCGAGGTCGCACCGCTGCCGTGGTTGTCGTGAAGCACCGTGATCTCTTGAGTGCCAGTGATGGTGTCTGCAATTGAAAGCGTGTCTGCCAGAGATAGGTAGATGCTGCCTCCAGCATGGGCAGTGTCTTCGATGACGAGCGTGTCAGACAGGGACCGATTCCAATCGGCGTTCATCGTCATGGTCTGCGTGATGGATAGGCTGCTCTGCGGGACGCCACCCTCGGAGGCAATGCCCTCGAACTCGAATGAGACTGTCCACCAGCCATCGGCGTCCTCGGTAGCGGCTTCATCTGGAACGGTGATCACACCACGCCACGACGTGCCGGTCCAGTCATGCAGATAGATTTCCTTACCAAGGTTGTCTTGCATGAATGTGAGCAGGCTCTCGATGGTGTCCGGGCAGTTGCCTTTGCCACCTGGGAGAGCAGTGACCGTGAATAGGAGCGTGTTGACCTCAGCCCAGTTAGGATCACTGAAGACATTCAGTTCGCCGCCACGAGACTCGCGGTTGATTCGATTGAAGCCAAGGCGGTCGCCATCATCGGTTTCCGGCGAGCGAAGAATCAGCACGGTGCCATCAGAAATGGACTCCAGAACGAAGCTGGCGTCGAACACCAACCTCTGCTCGTTGAGACCCTCTGCGGTGCCTTCGCCCACGAACCTAGCGTACTGCTTTCTGTTGCAGCCGCTGTCGATGTAGTAGGTCATAGCGTGCTCAACCACATTAGCATCAGTGGCCGATCTGAGGAAGTCAGAGAACGACTGAATGACGTGAGTGAACACCAGTTCAGATGTAAGTTCGTAGCCGAGGCCAGCACTAACCGACTGTGCGAAGTCGATGAAGTGACCACCACCATCAGGTGCAGTCGAGGTCTCGACCAAGTCGGAGAAAGTGATCGGGTCTGTTACTGTGACTGGCCAAGCCTGACCAGCAACATCCACGAACTCAAGCGTGTCGGTTATTGAGATTGCAGACCACGGTGCTCCAGAGCATGTGCCGACGTGATCATGCAGGAAGATGTCCTGAAGCAGGTCGATGTTCCAGATGCTTGGGCGACCAACCTGCGTGAAGGCAAGCACGTCTGTGATGAATGGATGTTGCGGAGCGTTGGCTTCATCAGTGAGAGCTAGCGTGTCAAAGATAGCCTGACGCGAGCCAGCATCATTCAGAAACAACACTGTGTCGGTCAATGCCAACGTGTTGGTGGCAAATGAGAACTGCCCATCCTGCAATTGCAGAACCTGGAACGTGGTGTTCGAGACTCGCAGCTTTCGAGCGAACGGTTCTTCGGTGAACGTAATCGGATCATTCACCGTCTGAAAAATTTCAGACGGATTGAATAGAATCTGAGACGTTACATTTGATACGCGAATAGGCATATTAGACTACGTTATTCTTGAAGAGGTATCCGGCTTGAACAGCATCAACTGCGGTGTTGGTCCACGCACCGCCTGCTGGATCGTTATCAGCATAGAGAGTGATAACCTCATAAGCAGTTGTGCTAGTAATAACGTGTTCACTGGTATCAGTAGAAGTGCCAGACCTAATCTCCAAGTGGATAGACGGAGAACCACCAGTCTGGTTGATGACCTCTGCTTCCATCTTGACAGCCAGAGCAGCCTCAGAGTCTGCTAGGTTAGTGATACCATAGCGATCACGTACTCCATCTACGTCCGTCTCGACCAAGTCAGAGGCGTCTGCCCCATTCTCGTCAACCCGCTCATAGTTGGTGCCGCCCGATGGTGAGGAATCCCAAGCGTTCAGAACATCGGAGTTTGGTGGCAGACTCCTGACTCTCACAGGAGTCAGGAAGTCGGTGTGTGGAGACACGCTGGTATCAACCAGATAGATGTCATCATACCCAACATAGTTGCCAGAAGCAGTGGTGGGGTTGCCTACGTTCTCCATCTGCCACTCTGAAAACGCAGTGGTCAAAGCATTGTTGGTATCAGCCGCAGTGTTGGCAATGACCTCGCTGCCATCCAAGTAGACTTGAACGAATCCACCATCAGCAGACTCGGCGATCTTGAACTTGAACTCGACATAGTGCCAAGCACCAGGAGTCAATACGCTGGCAGCAGTCGCAATCGTGAACGCTCCAGGGTCGGCACGAAGGCAGACAAGGTCAGTGCCGTTTTGTGCTTGAAGACCGATAACACTTGTGATGCTGCTCCCGCCAAACAAACCTTGAACCAAAAAGATGTTCCAGTTGGAGACAGACGTGATTGGGATATGCACACGGGCACCCAGAATCCATGTCCTCGCTGAAGCACCGGGTGCCTCATGCTTAGCTGCCGGGATATTCATCCCTAGCTTGTTGCCGCTGGAGAAGTTGTTGCTGCCCATCTGGATAGCATAGCCTTCTGAGACGAAGTCGTCAATCAGAAAGAAAGAGTCACTCGATGGGATGCCACCAGCGGAAGTCTCGTCCCAACGCAGAGCGATGCGTGGGCGAGTAGTCGCCTGATTGACGAGACCCAATTCGGTGCCTACAGTTTCAAAACCTTCAAAGAAATCAATTGACATGTTTGCACCTTACGTGTTGAATTGTATACCAACGTCTGCGGCGTCAATGCCGCCTTGAGTCCAGGCAGAACCTGTATTAGGGTCTAAAGCGTCATAGTGAGCTACCACTATGTAAGCAGTAGTGCTAGTCACAGCATGATTGGTCTCGGTGACGGTTACATTAGAGTTGAGACGCACATCCAGAGTATGGCTCGTCGTTGTAATAGCGATTGCCTCTGCCTCAACCTTGGTTGCGATGAACTCCCCACTGGCTGCGGTGTCCGTGAAGTCGAACATGTCGGCATTACCATTGGTGGACTCTTGTAGATAGTCAGCGGAGTCTGCACCATTCTCGTCGATGTAAGTGTAGTGGGCCGCACTCCCAGAAGAGAGTGTCCACTGGTTGGTGCCAGCGTCGGCATCAGGCGGAAGGCTGAGGACTCGCACCTTGGAACCAAGGAAGTCATTAGGTGCCGTGGCATCAACTTCAAGAAGATAGATGTCATCGTAAGCAACGTAGTCGTCACCAACCGTGGATGCACCGCTAATGTTGTTGAAACGCATGTACTCGGTGTTTGTAAAGAAGTTACCGTTTGTTCTGGCAGTAGTGTCCACCATCACTTGAACTCCGTCCACATACACGTCGTACTTGCCGTTGGCCGTTGAGCCGCTGGAGATGGTCCAAGCCATCTCGACGTAATGCCAAGAACCGGCAGTGAAGACGCCAGTCGCGGTCTCAATCGTTCCGCCTACGAAACGAGATACTGAAACATCAGCAGAACTGACGCAGTTGATGGAGAAGTCGGCACTGCCACCAGAGCCGTAGCTATTATACACCTGCATGATGCTGAAGGTGTTCGCGGGGTCGGGGATGTGAACCCGGACACCCATAAGAAATTCCGTCGCACTGGCACCCACGCCACGCTGTCCAGAGGCAAAAGTGTGTCTGAGATAGTTGCCGTTGCTAAAACTGTTACTGCCCATCTGAAGGGCATAGCCTTCGCTGAAAGCATCAGTTATGGTGAAGTATGAATCAGTAGCGGGTGCTCCGCCAGAGGCTGTGAGTGACCAACGCTTGTGTACGTGAGGGCGGGTAGTGGCTTGATTAGCGAGACCCGTAAGAGTGCCGACTGTCTCGAAGCCTTCAAAGAAAATGATCGACATGGAAGACCTCCAAGAGAGAAAAACCGGGCTGCCCCCGAAGGGGCAACCCAGCCGAGAGGGTGATTACCCAGAGACAGTGTAGGTGATCTTCAGCGTGTCGCCAGAGACGGCAGCGACCGTCGAGGCGAACGCAGCAGTGCTCCACAACGTACCGGACGTACCGGACTTCGTTCCGTTGTCCACAATGAAGATACCCTTGAGCGTTACGGTCGCGTTGATTGAGAAATCGACCGTGCTCGCGTTCGTGATGGAGCGGCTAGAAGCACCGCCCTCAGTCCACGTTTGGCGTGCAGTTTCAGTGTATGCAGTGGACTCGCTCCAACCACCGTGCGATGCCATCGTGTCGGCGTTCGCAAAGGCAGTCCAGCCAGAGTTGTCAACCAGACCAATGTACCAAGTCGCACTCTGAGTGCCACCGGAAAACATATCGTCCAGAATCTTGTTCAAGCCAACGTCCACGATGCCATTGGGCACCCGGTACGTCGCCTTCAGTTGACCGTCTCGGTCGTAATGCTCGACGCGAAAACGACCCTGTAAGCTCATTTTGTTCATGGTTTCTCCTAGGAAAGTCGTGATGTTTGGCGACGTAGCTCTCGTCGCAATCCGCTAGCGATTTGTCGTGACGCTTGTTCCGGGTTCTCGCTACCCGATCCACCCGTCACGTTCACGTTGATGTCTCCGATGTTAGTTACAGACCCACCCGTCTCGCGGTATGATGGTGACTGACCGGCGTTCATAGCCTGTAACTGCGAGAAGAACCGGCCAGAGGATCGTCTGTTCATCACAAACTCACCTGGAGACAACATAGCCGGAACTGTATCTTGACCGCGAGTGGGACCACCCGTGGCTCTGTGTGCAACCTTGCCACCATGGAAGAACCCGCCTCCACCGCCTGCACCAGCCGCAGCAACTGCGGCAGCGGCTGCACGAGCGGCAGCAGCAAGAGCGTTCATTTGAGCAATGGCTGCTGAAGCATTGACACTCGGATCGGGAATGTTCTCGATCTCGCGTCCAGCAGCATTTGCCTTGACGCCAAGGTCCTCCATGGAAACTCCAGCCGCAGCAGCCAATGATTGTTGCTCACGCAATGCTGCATTGGCAATGTGGGCAGCGTCGGCTGCCTTCTGCTCATTCTCTGCTTTTCCTTGCTGGTTTCTCAGAACCTGCTCAGTCGCTCGTGCTTGTCCTTCCAGTGCCTGAACTGCGTCGTTTTCTAGCCCAAACTCCTGGGCTGCGGCAGCAATCTTCCGCTGCTGCAATTCTAGTTGTTTTTCTAGCTGAGTGGCAGCCGTGCCTTCGGCGGTCGCTGACGCAGTTTGAATCCTCAGCAACTCGTCGCTGATGGCACGCAATTGCTCGCGGGCACCTGCGGCAAACTCTTGACCGAACAGATCGCTCAGCCGGGAACCAGAGGTGGCTGCTTGAAGAGTTCGTCGAAAGGATTCAGCAGCCGTGGTGTTCTCGTTGATGCGAACCACGTTGGCTTTCATCTGATTGGAGAATTTCACCGCAGCCAGCACTGCCTGCTCTTGGATGTTGCGGAGTTCCAGGAACTTGCCTGCCGCTTCTCCAAGAGGGGCGAGGTTCAAGTTCGATGCGTCGAAGATTCTTCCAACCTGCTGTGCAGCAGTGCTGGCCTGTGACTGTAGTTGTGCCATCTGCTGTGCGATATTGGCGATACGAGTATTCTCGGCGGCACCAACAGGATTCACAATACGCTCGATGGCATCATTCACTGATCGAATGAGAGGCAACACTCTACCAACAGCGGAGGCAATGCCTGCTGCCATCCTGTCTGCTAAGGCGATGATGTCATCCACCACTGAGATAAAGGCGTTGCCAAAGTTTACGACAGCCTTCTGCAAGGCTTGGAAGTCTTCTCTTTGTTGCAGACGCTGGAAGCCGTCGATGAAGTTGTTGACGAACGTCAGAGTATCGACTGCCAGTTCACCAAGTGCTTCGCCAACGCCAAGAGTGGAGTTGGTCAAGTTGGCCAGTTGAATATCGAACTGTGCAGCAGTCTGCTCGTTGAAAATCTTGAAGGCTACGTCTAACGAGCCTGCTGATTCCCGCACAGCTTTCAACGAACTGTCGAACAACTTTGCATCGTTGTTCAACAAACCGAAGATACCAAGCTGACCACGGATGGTTCCGAACAGAGCAGCCAGTGCCTTCTCGTTGCCGCCGACTTCTTTGAGGAGAGCCTTCAAGGCACCTTCGAGTCCACCGAACTTCTCGATCAACTCGCCACCAGAAGCAACGCCAAGTTTCCCCATCACCGCAGCAAGGTCGTCGCCCGGCTTGATCATCTTGTTGAAGATGTTTCTGACCTGAGTCAACGAGAAGCTGGTATTGTTACCAGACAACGTCAACGCAGTCAAGGCACCAGCGACTTCCTCGAAGCTGACGTTCAAGGCGTTGGCTTGGTTGTTGACCGTACCGAGACGACCTTCCAATCCTTCGAGTTCGATCACACCCTTATTGTACGTGGCGAACAAGATGTCTGAGATGCGTGCCGCTTCCGAGGCGTCCAGGTTGTACGCCTTGATCACTGACGACACAGCGTTCACTGCCGTGGTCAGACTGGAACCGGTGACACGAGCCAGATTGTTGATCGGCCCTTGGAGAGCGTCCAAGGTCGTGGCAGTATCACCGAGATCATTCTGCAACGCCTCCAACGACGCACGAGTGACTTCGGCAATGGGTTGGCCGGTTGCGTTGGAGAGTTCGATCAGACGATCACGGAGGTTGCCAATACCGGCAGCACCCTCATTGGAGATCGCCGCGATCCGAGCCGTCTCTTTCTGGAACGCGAACGAACGCTCAACCGAGTCTTGCAGACCTTGATTGATGGCACTAAGACCACGAATGATAGTTTGGGTGGCGATGATCCGACCGAATGTTTCCCAAGATAGGGTCAGACTTTTGCCTGCCGCCGTGCCCTTCTTACCAGTGTCAACCATGGCTTTGCCAGCACCGGTGACAGACTTCCTTGCCTTTTCGGCTGCGGTCGCGGTGTTCGTGAAACCAGCCGCTGCACCACCAGACTTACCAGCAGTCCTATTGAGTTGGCCGATGGACGCATTGACATCCTTGATCGCCGTGTTGAGGGCGTTCAAGTTGGCAATCGCCGAAGCGGTTTCAAATCCAATGGTTTCTGTAATTGCCATCTATATTGGTTTCCCAGAAATGAAGAGGGTTGGGTCGGGCAGCTTCACTGTTTTAGCGAAACTTTTGAAGTCGTTTCTTCCTGCTTCAAGGAAGTTGTACGGGGTTTGGTTTCTGAGTTTGCCGTATGGTTGTGGAGGTGGTCCTGGAGAAGCATTGTTGAACTCATTGTATTCCAGGTAGGCGAGGCTCGTCTCATAAGTGAAGAACCAGCCTTCGGCAGTTCGTTCAATCCCTCCACCTCCTGTGCTGCGACCGAGCGAGGTCCTGTCTTTGCGGGCAACCAGTGGACCGTATGTCACAGAGAAACCAACCTCGTTGGCCAAGGCTTCAAAGGTTGCCCTCGAAGCCTTGGACCAAGTCGGGATGATTGTAAGCACCGTAGAAAGCCACGACCGTGCGGCTTGCTTGGTGACCTCTTCCATCTTCTTATCAAGTGCTGCCTCATAACTTTTGAGATCAAAGTCGATCTTGTAAAGTTTGGTGGTGAACTTGAAACTCATCTTCGTCTTCCTCGACGAGGCGGAACAGAGGGGGTCTTCTTTGGTTCGGGATTCTCTTCAGTATCCCGAATCTGTGAATACGCTAAGAGTTTGGCCTGCACCCATGAGGTGCAATCATCGAAGCCTTTCTCTACTCCTGGAGGTCTGACGCCTGTTCGCTCACAGGCTCGCCAGATGGCGTACTCTCCTGTTCGGAACTTGGGCAAGATGATTTTGCGGACTCCCTCGCCAGACCACGCAAGAAATTTGCTCGTGCCGCTTCCAGCTTCTGCTCATTGAGAGCGTTCGCTGAAGCCACGCAGTTGACTACGTGATTGACCTCTGTCTGGCTGAGACCGGCAGCCTTCATGTCGGCGTCCCAGTTATTCCATGTGGAAGGCTGATCCATCCTCACAGTGTCCCACTCGATGTTGGACGGCTCAAGAGATTTGAGCAGAATCCAACCGAACCGAAGGATGCCATGCTGAGTGATGGCTTCCAGGTAGGAGGGATCGTCCAGAGACTTTTTCCATCCACCAGCAACCAACATGGCTTTTGGCTTAGGTTCTGGACACTTGGACTCGAACTCGCTCATGTCTGTGACCGCAACTGCTCGGAACACGAGGTCCTCTGCGGTCGGTCGTGGCAGAACCAGAATCTCTTCGGCTGGTCCTTTCACTTCTGCACCATTGATCTTCATTGTAAATAACCCTCTCAAAGGTTAGAGAAAGAGTGGGGGAGAGACTCCCCCACTCAGTGTGGAGTAAATTAGCACCCGGTGATGTCGCTACGAGTCGTAGTCACGTCAGTGACATTACAACGACCGGAGACCGCGATGGAGGCGTCTTGAATGGAATACTCAAGAGACTCATATCGGAAATCCTCAAAGAGGAAGTCTTGGTCTTGGTCAGTACCACAAGGGACGCAGTGAACGACGTAGATGTCAACCGCATACGGCTCACAAAGGTCGCTGGAACTGGAGACCCATTCGGTCGCCTCACCGATCCGCTTGATTGCATCAACGGGGGTGATCGCCTGACCACTCTGCGTGGTGACGTACTCGAAAGTAAACGCCAACTCAACTTCGAGTGGTTGATCTTCGCCGAGGCGAACCGTGTCGAGAGTGTCACGATCAAGATCGTAAATCAGGTCACGGTTCTCGGTCCAGGACAAGTCGCCGTCACCGATTGCAATCGTGATCCGCTGAGGCAGAACGGTGATCACAGCAGTGTCAGCAACATCAGACGCCAGAGCCGGGGTGAACACGATATTCGTGGTCGGGCTTGCAGCAGTTGGAGTCCGGGCAGTCACGGTATGAACTGGCGAGCCAGTTTCTCCCGCGACCGTAAATCGAGCACCGACCGGAACAAGGTCGGGATCGGTAGAATTGAGAACAACAGACGCAATATCCAAGGTGGTTTCGCCAGACAGGTCGGTGGGAGATACATCGGTGTCAATCGCCGCTGTACCAGACAGACCATCTTGAATGTAGATCGTTGTGTCTCGGAGTTGGATTCTTGCCATCCTAATCTCCTATTGAAAAAGGTTGATGATACGTATCAAAGAAGGACCGTCTTACTTGACCTGAGAGTGCGAGTCTCAAGCTAGTCGCCGACGTAGCTATTAGCAGCCAGTGATGTCAGATCGAGTCGTGGTTACGTCAGTGACGTTACACCGTCCCGAAACCGCGATGCTCGCATCCTGGATTGAATACTCAAGGGATTCATAACGGAAATCCTCGAACAGGAAGTCTTGGTCCTGATCGGTTCCGCAAGGTACGCAGTGGACAACATAGATGTCAACAGCATACGGTTCACACAAGTCGCTCGAACTGGAAACCCACTCCGTGGCTTCGCCAATTCTCTTGATGGCGTCCACTGGGGTGATCGCCTGACCACTCTGCGTGGTGACATACTCGAAAGTAAACGCCAACTCAACTTCGAGCGGTTGATCTTCGCCGAGGCGAACCGTATCGAGCGTGTCACGATCAAGATCGTAAATCAGGTCACGGTTCTCGGTCCAGGACAAGTCGCCATCGCCAATTGCAATCGTAATCCGCTGAGGCAGCCAAGTGATCACGTCTGCTTCGGAAACAACCGATGCCAGAGTGGGGGTGAACGCGACTCGAAGAGTCGCTGCGTCCGCTGGGCTGTTGTCACGAGCAGTGACAGTATGAACTGGCGAACCAGTCTCACCGGCAACCGTGAACCGAGCACCTACCGGCACGAGGTCAGTGTTGGTGCTGTTCAGCACGAGAGTTTGCAGACCAACGTCGGTTCGGACTGAACCAGTTGCTCCGGTCAGAGCGGCACCGTCAACGATGATGGTGTCCCAGTTCTTGTCGTCCACCGACGTGCCGTCGAACGTGACGGTCACCGTGCCGTCGCTGAGGCCAGCAGCACCGGACTCAGCCACGCTAATGTCGCCGGGCGTCCAGGAAGGATAGGCAGCGGCTGCCGTGTCGATTGCACCTTCAATGGTAGCAGCGGCTGCATTGTAAGCAATCGCAGCGGTGGTAAACGAGTTGCCGTCCTCGTCTTCAAAGTAGAGGGTGTACGTGCCACCAGATGGTGCTCGCACATACTGGGCGATGACCTGGACTTCATCTGCCAGAGGGGCAGTCGAAGAACCTTCAGTGGTGACGGAAACGGCGGGGACGGCGAGACAAGAGTTGCCAATGTCAACCTGTCCGGTGCCGCTAAGCCCGTCTTGAATGTAGATCGTG